GACAAAAAAGCCCAGTAAGCTTTTAGGTTACTGGGCCGGTTATTAACTTTGCAGTTCGCTGACAGCTTCGGCTGCGCTATCGTCGTCGCTATCGCCATCTTCGTTAGAGGTAATCTTCTCCAGCAGAGCTTTAACTTCTTCAGCATTGGGACGCGGGAACTTTTCGTCAATGGACTTTGCTGCTTCTGCCATTGCACGTTCGTCGTCTGTTAGCGGTCGATTTTTGCAGCGTAGAACTTGCAGGGTGTATTCTACATTGAATGCAAGTGGACCAGTCTTGGTACGCTTGAATACAACATCCCAGCCATTATCGTAGTCAGTAGGGTCACCCAGATCTTCTGCGGCTGTGAGAATTTGCTCAAACAGCTTCTTTTTAAGGTTGAGTGCTACAACTTTGCCCTGCTTAGGGTCGATACAGTTTACGCTATAACTCCAGCTGCACTTTGCATCTGGAAAGAATTCTGGAACATAGTCTTTTTCTACGTTATCGAACTTTTCTTTGTCCCGACTAAATGCAAGACACTCAACAGGGATATCCTTGTTGTTAGTGCCCTTCAGCCAATAAATGTAACGTGGCAATACTCCACCTACTAGACGAACAGTATTTTCTCCGTCTTTGTATTCGTATGCTTCGACTTTATTTGACTGTGCCTTGCCCTTTGTTTGTTTAAAGCTAAGTGCCATTTTTTAATTTTCCTCGTATTTGAAATAAATTTTGTTGTCTTTGATGTTTAGTAGCGGATTGTGTTTTATTGAGTTTATGTCAATGTCTAAAAAGAACGATAGATCAAGGTACTTGCTGCCATATAAAAAATAGATAGTATAATCTCTGCGTCCAGCTAGTATGATATATTGCGCCTTATAGATAATATCTGTGATAGTATCCGCAAAAAGTGGTTCTGCATTTAATATAAAACTACTACCACCAAGGTTTAAAAGCGGTTTGGCTTTAGATCGTGCGTTTTTTGGTATAGTTTTATTTAGGAAATGCAGATGTAAGGTTTCAACTAAAAGTTTTGGATTATTTTTAGTTCGGCTTTCTAGTTTGTCAAGGTTAAAGAAAAGCGTCATATTCCTAAACTTATATTATATTATAGCAGATTAGCTATCCCGTGACAAGTTAAATTTTTTATACCGTTAAGACTTCCCAGCCTTTACGTAGATACAAACCTAATCTATCACTATTTTGTTTTTTATCTGCCCAGCCAGCAAACTGAATGTCTACTACAATAGGGTCTAGTTTACCCTCGTGGGGTCTCATAATTCTACCAACAATCTGTTCTAGCAAACTGTCGTTACTCATTGGTACTGCTAAAATTACACAACTTAGGATGTTGATCGATATGCCTTCGGCAAAGATTTGGCGGCTTCCAGCAATGCACATTTTTTCTTTGCTGAGTATTTGTTCTTTGGCTCGTTGCCTTGATTCAAAATCGGTTTCGCCAGTAACCAACAAACACGTTTCTCCAACATATTCTTTCACCTTCTCTAAGAATTCAACTCTATCAGCTACAATGAGTACAGAATGGCCTCCAGCAATATGCATAGAAGCAATACTACTAATAAACTTTCTATAATGGTCATTTTGGGTTAAGTCATTTATTTTCTCAACCCATGTAGCACCTGGTTTTAGTGTCATCCCACTTTTTACCAAGTGTACAGTGGGATTAATTGTATTTGCTTGTGGTGGCTTAAATGTTTGTGCTCCAAAATAATCTTGAAAAATAACGTGTTTTCCGTCTTTTCGGATCATTGTTCCACTAAGTGCTATTCTATATCTAGCATGGAATGCGTCTAGTGTGCCTGCAAATGTTGTGGCCGGACAATGATGTGCCTCATCAAGAATAACTGTACCGAACTCTTTAGCCAACTTATCTAAGTTTTTAACTAGTGTCTGTATATTTCCTACTACTATTGCATGATCTTCTATATCGAACTTTCCACTGCCAATAACTCCTGGCTGAATTCCGAATAGAGTGTTAATTTCTTCTATCCACTGATCTCGCAGTGCTGTAGTATGTGTAATAACTAGTGTTTTCTGCCCTAGTTTTCTAGCAATGTGTAATGCTGTAAATGTTTTGCCCCAGCCTACAAGTGCATTAATAAAACAAGTATCTTCAACTTGGTCAAATATTACTTTTTGATCTTCGCGCAACCCAAACTTTGGATTAGGAAATGGAACAGGTACTAATACTCGCTTGTCCACTATTTCGTAATCTTGTGGAATTAAATCTAGTCTGCCTTGTGGCATAGATACTATTCCACTAACTAGTGTTTTATAGTTTCTAATGGTTTCTACACTTACGAATTTTTTACTACCAGTATCCTTGTGGATTTTGTAGGTAAGTGTTTTCATTATATGCTTGACGTGGTCCTTACCAGGATCGTCAATATAAATTCTATTGGATATAACTGCTTTAGGCACTATACTAGTCTCCAAGTGTCTTTTATTTGGTGATCGTAAAATCCATACAATATATAGCCATTACTAACTTGTAGCAGGCCAACATAAGTTTCATAGGATTTAGGAGCACGCATAGCTTTAAATCTAGCAGACAGACCTTCGACTTCAATCACACACCCTAGTCCCTGGGCAGGTAACACTTGTTTTAGCCTTTTTGTTGTCAGCTTGGCGCGCGTAGTTTTTTTATGTTGAAATACTTTGCCGTTGCTATCTATAAACCATGTTGTTGCTTTTGCAAGCTTTATAACATCATTTATAAAATAAAGAGCCGACCCTATAGGATATAGCGAAACTTTTTCTACAAGGGCTAGTCTACGCAATCCTAGGGTCGGTTTATCTATGTTTTTATCGTCTACTATTCTGTAGTTAAACCTATACTCCGCAGTATCTTTATCACTGTATTCTGCTTTATAGAATGTGATATTTTCTGCGGTTTCGGGTCGTTTTTCACCTAGCCTAAACACGGGCCAGCTTATTTCCTTGAATAGTATATGTATCTTCGAATTTTCCAAAACTGTAGTCATCCCCAATATCTTGATCTACACCTATAGGTGAGCCAGTAATACTGCAACCCCAGTCTTGTTGTGTGTTCTTACGCAGAACTGCACAATACTGCTCTACATGATCTTGTCTGACAAGTGCCACTATCGAGTCGTGTACCAGCATGAAGATTTTTGCATCGAGTCCCAGCTTTTCAACTTCTTTTTGAGTTCCAATAGCTCCAAGCAAATTAATATCACTTGCCAAGGACTGGATTTCACTGTTAATGCCGCTTCGTACTTCGTGAGCAGCAATCCCTTTGTCGCTGGAAAATACATTAGGCAAGCGCCGTTTTCTGCCAAAAAACGAGTAAGTATATCCGTTTTGCTCAATAAAAGCTTTGCGAGTATCTAACCACTGTTTTAGTTTGCTAAAACGACTAAAGTACTGCTTAATATCACTTTGGGCTTGCTCTACTGGATAGTATTCACCAGTTGCTTTTGTAACAGTCTGTGATACCTTGTTAGCACCTGAACCGTACAAAATACCGAAAGAAATAGCTTTTGCTGACTGACGCATACTAGCGTACTGCTTTTTTACATCGTCTACATCACACGGCAAACTAAATACCATTTTTGCAATAGTTGAGTGAAAGTCACCACCGCTAGAGAAAACTTGTTGCAAGTTTTTATCGCCGCTTAACACCGCAGCATAATACATTTCTGCTGTTGTCAAGTCTTGCGATACGATTGTATAACCTGGCGGAGCTTTGATACAGCCTTTGATAATAGGGTCATCGCGAGGTATTTGCTGAGCATTAAACTTACCGCTACTAGACAGGCGACCGCTAGTGGTGAAAGTAAGATTAAAATTGGTACGGATTCTACTATCTCTATCAAGCTCCGGAAGAATTTTTTGAATGTAAGTGTTCTGAATCTTTCCAAGCTGCCTCACTTTCAAAATTGCTGCTGGAAGTGGGTGCAATTCACTCAACTGCTCGAGAACTTCGGCATCTGTTGAGATTGCGCCTGTTGCCGTCTTTTTACCAGTAGGTTCTAGACCAAGATAGTCAAACAAGACAACACGCAGCTGCATAACACTATTAGGATTAAAGATTTTACCAGTATCCTGTTCAAAGCGTTTAACTTCATCAAAAGCATAAATAGCCTCTTTTGCTCGCTGAACTTCTTCATCAAGATACAGGTTTGCAGCCTCCATACGTTCACGGCTAATAGGAATACCTACTTCTTCCATGTCCATAAGGAATAGCGTACCAGGAATCAAGATTTCTTGATAAACCTTACGCAATTTATCGTTTTTCTGAACAATGGGCCAAAATTTGTTAAAAAGGTCGTATGTAACGGCTGTGTCAATTGCAGCATACCGACTAATAACATCGAACGGAATAAGGTCATAGGTAAAGTCGTCCTGTAGAACACCATTTTTAGCACAATATTCTTTTTTGAACTCGTCTAGCTCGCTATCGTAGTCGCCATAGTCAGTGTACTTCAGTGCCAGTTGTTTCAAACCGTGTGAATCTGCCTCGTCTAGTACATAGTGCATAACCATTGTATCATGCACTCTGCTACGATCAAAATCCAGTCCAAGGTGATACTTAATCATCTTGTAGTCAAACTTCATATTGTGGAACACAATAGAGTACGAGTCTACAATTTTACGCAATAAGTTCATGCACGCTTCGTCCAGGCAGTCTGTTAGAATATATCTACCGTGCTTAGACTTATAGCTCATGGACAAACCAAGTACATATCCATCACGTGGGTATAGTGCTGTAGTTTCCGTGTCTAGTGCAACCCAACCTTGAGCATTGTCTAGTACTTCTTGAAAGAACTCGACGGCTTCTTCTGTTGAATCAATCCCCTTATAGTCTCCCTCAGTAGCAGGTCGCAGAGTCCCTTCGATGTACTTGTGGATTTTATCACAAGCTCGTTGGAAGTCAGGCTTGCCTTCCGGCTTAAAAGCCAGCATACTAGGATTGCTAATAGGAATAAACTTATCATTAACTAGTTGTCCTGCATAGTTAGTTACTGAGGTAATCTTAGCATATTCTTTAGCTGCCTCAGCACCAACCAAAATAACGAAATCGTACAAATCTAGATCAATATCTAGATCTACGTCTTTTTTCAACAGTTTCTGAATAGGCTTGCTACTCATGTGAAAGTGATCGAAATCAAACTTGAAATAATCACTATACTTTGTTCTGTTGGGTGCTTTATCAATCAATGCAATTTTTGTCATAATACTTTCTTATAGCGTATTTAGGCTACTTGGTTATATATTCGGCGATAGAGCGCACATCTTCCGTGTCTAATTCGCCTGGATCTGTATCGTCTGGAAGTTTTATAATTTCTACTATAAAGCCTTCCTGTTCTATAAGTGGCTTTAGCAGTTCTGCAGCTTTTTTGCCAGCTTCGTCTCCATCAAACAACAAGTAAATATGAGTTATTCCTTGCGCTTTGAATGGCAATAATTTTTGTTTTGTGTCATTTTGTAGTGTGTTTGTACCAAAGGCACAAACAACATTTTCCAAGCCTTTGTCGTATAGGTTTAGCATATCGAATATGCCTTCTACCAAAACCATTGAACTATATCCACTCGGTAAATGACTTGGAAATACCGGCATTTTAACACCGCTAGGATAGTTCACATATCGTGGATTACCTTGTGACAGTGTGTGCCTGGCTACATATACTACTGTTTTTCCAACAATATCTTTAATTGGAAAAACTATTCTGTCTTGTAGCTTTTCAACTTGATTAGTATAAAAAGCTCCAAAATATTTAAGTGTTTGTGGACTAATACCGCGAAAACTCTTTGTGTACGGAGTATATCCCGCTGGTAGTTCTAGTCCTGTGCTATTAGTTTTTAACTCTGCTAATTTCTCTTTTAGCTTAGCTATTTTTATTGGGATCGGATTGGTAAATATACCAAAAAACTTAAATATATTAGTTTTAAATCCACAACTAAAGCAGTGAGCTACGCCACTTACTTTGTCAATACGAAAACTAGGATTACTGTCGTCATGTTCTGGATTTAAACAGCGAATCAAGTAGTCGCGACCCGATACTTGGTACGCTAAGCCTTGCTTTTGTATTAGTTCAAGTACTGGATCGCTCATGTTAATTCCAAGGTAAATCTGCGTTAGTATCGTCTTGCTTTAAATCTTGCTTTTCTTTTTTGCCAGCCTTTTTAACTGGTTCTTTAGCTGCTGGCTTATCAACCGATTGTGGACTGATGCGTAAGGTGTCCCAATCAATTGGGCAGGTAAATGCCATTTCTTTACCTCCACGTATTTTTGTGGTTTCAAAGCTAATTGCATTTGTTTCTTTGTCATGGGCTTCCATAGTAAGAGCAATATCGGCCGCATCAAGAATACCCTTCGCAAACCTGGCTTCACCTGTTGCATCAATTTGATACGGTGAAACCATAACGATTTCATACTTACGGGCAAGGTTTTTAAGTTTCTTGGAAACTTCAATTTGTGGTTTCCAATCATATTGATCCGTACCCTCTAGCACAATTTGGTTAATATAGTCAACCACTACTACTTTTAGCTTATCACCAAACTTAGATTTGGCTTTGCCAATGTGCAGATCAATACTGCTTAGGCTCAAGTCTCTGTCGTCTACAATAATCATTTGATTATCGGACTTTAGTAGGTGGTTTCTTACAAGTGTTTCTTCAAATCTATATCTGTCTCTGTGTCGCATAAATTCCAGCACGCTTTCATCGGCGTTCTGGAACATATTGGCTCTGGCTTTTACAACTTTTAATACTTCTTCATCTGTTAGCTTATTTTGCTTTAGATTCTGCAAATTAACGTTGGCTAAAATTGCCAAGTTTCTTTGCATTGTTTCCATAGCGGTCATTTCAATACTAAAATATAAACTAGTATTGCCAGACTCATATTGATTAACAAAAATATTGCTACTAGTAATAGATTTTCCAGATCCCCGTTTACCCCCAATGAGTATGAGTTCTTGACGGCTAACACCACCGAGAACAGCATCAAAAGTATTATTAAGACCAAGATAAACACGTTCTTTCTCCATTTCGTCAGGATGCTGAAACATCATCATATCGGCCATAGTAAAGACCTTTTCTGATGTATGTGTTTTTTCCTCAATAGTAAGTGCAATATTTGCTAAGTTATCTTTGATTTCGTTAGAATCGTAAAGCGGTAGCTTATCTACAAATTTATCTAATAGTTTTACGGTTTCGTTTTGTGTGTATTGATCTATTAATGCGTCTAGCGCAACTTCTGCTGAGACGTCAGGAACCTCGGTTAAACGAAGAGTTGCTAACGTCTTGGACGCTGGCCCCTCCCTCAAGGTTAGTTCCAGATCATCAAACGACGGCACAGTGCTATACTTTTCATAGTATTTATTAATTGCACTGTAAAGGGAAGAGTACGCAGCATCCAAAAATACTAACTTGAGCTTAGCCCAGATTTCTAGATTTCGCTCTGTTAATAATTTATTTAAGACTACTGCTGAAGTATCCAAGGCTACCCTACTTTCGATTCATTATCAATTATAACTTGGTCAATAATTTCTGTAACCTTATAAAGTACTGCGTCCCTTAGCTTTTTTATATCTTGCTGGTACGCAGTGTCTTTATCAAAAAGCAGACTTAACTGCTCATGAGTAATTAATTGTTGCAAGCCAAAGTAAATCATGTCGTATGCCATTGTACTTTCTGGCATAACTTCAACTTGTGCCGCTTTGCCGTAATTGTGCATAGCTTGTTTTACAACTTCTTCAATTGTAAAAGACTCGTTGTCGTGATATGTTATTGTAACTTTCATACTTCGACTCCACAAAGTAAAAAGGCCGGGAGCCTTTTACAAACTCCCGACCTAAACATTTGTATCTGCAGATTAGGCGGCAGCTTTTGCTTCTGCCTTGGCCTTCTTAGCAGCACCGTCATAATCGGCAACTTTAATGCCACGACGGGTCAGCAGAGTACGAAGACCACGCTCAGTCTTGTCAACAGCCTTAGCGATCTCAGCAACTGTCATGCTGTGGATCTTGTCGCCAAGTGCGCTAACAGGATCAACCTGCTCCTTAGCATGGCTGGTGCGCTGTGCGGGAATCTTAGCGATTTGTCCCTTGCGTGTCAGGCTCAGAGCCTTACCACGAACGCTAGCCACAGTCTTATTCAGAGCAGAGGCAATGTCTTCAATGAAGCTACCGCTTTCAGCCATAGCAACAAACTTTGCTTCTTCTGCATCGGTATAAGTACGAGCAACTTCAACCTTCTCAGCAGGCTTGACACTGCCAGTCAGTTCAAGAGCAAGCAGCTTACCCTGAATTTGCTTAGCCGAGAACTTGCCACTGGCAAAGTTTTCAGCGATTTGCTTGTAAGTAAAATTACCGCTGTTAGCGATAACAAACTCAGCAAGTTCAGCACCTTCGTCTTCAGTAAAGGCACTGGTCTTTTCCTTAGCCATAGAAGCTACTTCGACGTCCAGTTGACGCAGCTTGCTGGCAACGCTACGAGCAGTAAACTCGTCGCCCAATTCTTGAGCAGCACGCTCAACAGTGTCAGCGCTAACGGGACGCTGGCCACCAATAATACTCATTAGTTTATCAACAGCGGCATCGGACCACTTTTTAGTCTTTTCAGTCATTTGTATTTTCTTTCAAGAAAGTATTTAAATTTGTGATGATTGTAATACCGAGAGACTCGGCTTTTTTACGTTTTGAACTACCTTTATCTTCTTCGTCAACTAAATAGTCCGTAGTTTTAGTTACAGACTCTACTGGTTTGTAGCCTGCCACCTCTAATGCTTTATAGGCTTCGGCTTTAGTTTTATAAGAATGCAGTTTACCAGTAATACAAATAGTTTTTGAGTTTGTATTTGCAATTACAGGTTTGTCGGAACGAAACGAGAAAGGCAAGAACTCTCTCATCTCTTGGAAATCGGTTTCTAGCCAGCTTAGTAGATTTTGTGTAACTTTATCACCTAAACCGGCCTGCTTGCAAGTCTCGAAACTGATCTCGTCTACAGATGTAACTACTTCACACAACTTTTTACTTGCGGTTTGACCCACTAGTGGGATAGAAAAAGAACTGATAACCGTGGCCAGATCAGCCTGTTTACTCTTTTCAATTTCATCCAGTAACTTTGTGGCTACTTTCTCACTACCAAGTGCCTCAGTAACTTCGGCCAAGTCTAGATAATACAACTCAGTTATATCGCCCAAACCTAGTTTCTCTATTGTGCGAGAACCCATACCCTTAATACTAAGGGTTTTGCAAAAATGCTCGACCTTCTTAGTAAGCTGCGCTCCACAGGCTGTGTTACGACAGAAGAGCTGATCGTTGACCAGTTCTAGTGGGTAGTTACAGCAAGGGCACTCAGTGGGTATTGTGATTCTCATAGTTGCTTTGTTAATTTATATAGATATTATACAGTATTAACTGCTCGTTGACAAGCGAAAATTTCGTTTGCCCAAGGCTAGGAAATTTACGCATCTACTTTGTGTAGGATACACGGAATAATTTCGCCACTGCGAATTACGGCCACCGTGTCTCCTATCTGCAAATCAAGCATTTCGATAAAACCTGGGTTGTTTAGTGTAGCTCTGGATACCACAGCATCACCAATCATAACAGGCTCAAGTATGGCTACAGGGGTAACCTTACCGCTTTTACCAACTTGCCACTCTACATCGAGTAGTTTGGTTTCTACATGCTCGGCTCGCTCCTTGCGGGCATACGCTCCGCGAGGATGTTTGGCCGTATACCCAAGGCTTTGAAAAACTGTGTTGTCGTTTACACGGAACACAATACCATCGCAAGGGTAAATTTTGTCTAGGTCCGCATCGCTGATTACGCTAAACCCAAATGTTCTCAACATATCTAGATCTTGATCGAACTTTGGACACAGGCTAGGCTGAATGCCGTATGCAAAAAAGCTTACCGCCCTAGTCTTGAATTCTTCAATATCTTTTAGGTTTAGTGCTCCTGCCGCATAGTTGCGAGCATTCTCAATATGTTTAGGAGCTACAATCTCACCAGTGATTTGATAGATACCAGTCACTGGAATACTGTGCGGAACTAGACCCTTATGCGCCAGAATCTTGTCTGTAATAATTTGGCCTTCTGTGCCATCGCCACGAGTAAGTGCACGCACTAGTTCTCCGTTGACATACAGCAAGCTGATTGCTGCACCGTCAAGCTTTACTGTCATGCTAAGGTCTTGATAACCTTCAAGAGGACGCTTGCCCTCGTCTTCATAGTACTTTTGCAGCGAGTACATTTGGTACATATGCTTTTCAGTTGAGCCTGTAGCCTGTGCACCAACAGCCGAGTAGCCGCAGCTCTCGGCGAGTTTGTCAAACTGCTCGTCACTAATAATGGGTTGTCCGGCATAATAAGCCCGACTTGCGATGTTAAGAAATTGTTCCAATTTATTCATAAGACAACTATTATAGCAGTTTAGGGTCTGGGATTCAAGCCAGAAATTTTGTTGGCATAGTGCCGCACAATTTCTTCTGCCTCACCTTTTGAGACTATATCAAATAGTCCGTCTAGCAGTGCGTAAATATTTTCCATGCTAGCTTCCATAGATACGCCTTCTTTACTGGGTACAAAGTCGCCTTCATAACTTTGGAAGTATTTACGCAAGTTGACGTAATACTTATCACGAAACTCACTAAGCGTAAGCTTTAGCTGATAAAACTTTTCTTCGTTGTGATAAATAGTTTTTTCGTAGTGTAGATTATCACTCATACGTCAACCCCTAGTTCTCTTAGGTGCTGTAGGCTTGCCAATTCATAAGCAGGCTGATATGCACTCTGTTGCCAGATACCACGTAACCACAGACTGTAGATATAGCCATGCTTAGGACTAAGTTGCTCACTAGTAATCTTAGCCAGGGTATCGTAACGGGCACTATACACCACTTCACCCACTGCAAATCGGTCGCGTGTTGCACCATCTGGAATTAGCTGTGGTTTAAAGTAACTGTGGCCAGGCACCCTAATTGGCACATTAGACTCGTCTAGTACTTGTTTAATTATAGCTGTGCTACGATACGTACTTTTGCTAATGCTGTCAACGGGTTCACCTGCCAAGTACTCAGAGATAATATAACTGCGCTCGTCTTTGGTGATAGGTTTGCCACGCTTTTCAGCACGGAATCGCCGTTCACGCTCACGTCTGTCTCTGTATTCTTGGATAATAGTGGCAAGACGCGTGGTGTTATATGCCATGCCAAGAATTTGACAAGCATCTTTTTTAGTAATAGGTTTTACACCTTCTTCACTAGGTTCTAGTAGACGGATAACTTTTGCAATGTTTGCATCAGTCATCAGCTCTTGTTCAAGTTCACTACGCTTTCGTGCCATATTCTGTTCCTATAAATACAAAAGGCGGCATACGCCGCCTTGATTAAGCCTTGATAACGCTCAGCAGATACACAGCGGCTTTGCCGGTGAGTTTGCTAAGAATGTCGTCGTCAATAGGGGCACCCTTGGCTTCGATAGCGGCCTTCAAGTCAGCAATAGCAGACTCTTTTGATACACGCTTAGAGCCTTCGCCAGAACTGGTCTTGGTCTTGGTACCGCCCGAGCTAGAGCCTGGGTCTTTCTTTACATATACGCCTGCTTGCACAAGAACCATACGAACGCCGTTGGGCGACATTTCGATTTCTTCTGCAATATCTTTGATAATCTCAGTACTAGTTTCAGGTGTAGGCTCAGCACCTTCGTACATTTCGATAACTTTAGCCTTGAGTTCGTCAGTCCATTGAGTAGTAGTAGCCATGTTTTCCTTAATGTGTGTTTTTTGTTTGTTTAATGTTTCCAGTTTTTACTAGATCGTATTGTATTAAACTTTCGTAAGCGGCATTGTATGCCAAGGCCAGCAGATATAATTTACCTGTTGGCATCAAACTATCTGGCAGATCGGAGGGGGTTAGATTGTTGCCTTCACACAATTCTTCGACTTTTGAAGAAATCTGTAAGCTTAGCTTAGCACAGTCATACAATGCCTGACTATCCCAGCTTCTGAATTTATCAGACATAATCTGTGCTTACCGATTGCATTTGCTCAGGAATAAACCTGCGGTAATTGTGCTTAAGATCAAACTGCTCTAGCAGAGCTTGAGTTTGCTGATGTTGGGCGGATTTCATTGCACTAAATTCGGCACAGAATTGTGCAAACTCGTCAGCAGGCATCTGCGAAACATCAATACCTTCAACATACTTAGTGGGCTGTACAAGCTCAATAACTGCACGATCACTCTGAGTACCGTCAGCTTTAGTGTAGGTAAATTCAATAAGTTTCATTACTTTGGTTTCCTGTAGTTTGTGAAAAGATATTATACAATCATTAATCTGCTAGTTCAACTGTAAAAATTTAATCGTTTTTGACAATTGTATTTCTCAAGCCTTGTCTAAACTTTTCTGATTTAGTGGTAGACAAGAAAGGTATAATTAGGAGTGGGGCAATAATTGTACTTACGCAAGTATAAATAATACAGCTAAGTAGTGGATGCCTAGTAAACTCGTTATCTACTCCTAAAGTTTTAGCCTCCTGAATACAAGGCCAGAAAAATTCATAACAACAGGCTAATGCTGTTGTTAGTGCAAATATTATATAATATTCCATTAAGCCCACACTAAGTTGCCCCACTTGTCATGGGCACGGGCACCTAGTGTAAAGTTAACTTTGCCTTCTGGTTGTTTGTACTGACGCCTTCCGCGAAGGGCCAATGCCGCTGACTGAATTTTAGGATTGCTACTAAAAAGGTCATGGCTTGCCATACCTGTAAACTGTTTGAATAGCTGTGCAGTTTTGATATTAGTCTTAGACCAGGTGCCTGTTCCAAGAGGCTTTTTACGCCTATACTTAATATTCTTAATTGCTTCTTCTAAACACTTATCATTTGGATTTTGTGCCAGAAGTTTTGTCAGCTTTCGCTCCCTGTTGGTTTTCCAGCGATTATTAGCCTTGTATGCGCTATAGTACCCTTGTTTAGATTTACTAGTGCTTTTTGCCAAGATTTATCCTTTAGACTTCTTCTACATACGGATAGTCATCACCTTCTACAAATGAAACGGTGTTGTCACTATCCAAACGCTTTTGCATACGCTCAGCTTCTTTGAGTTTCTCGACATTGTTGTAGCAATAGTTAAGAGCCTCTACCAGTGCGGGAACATTTTCGATTGCAATGGGAACCATACGATTGCAACCATCAAAGATGGCTACTTCATCGAGGCCACCAGGATTAGTTCCGTGCTCAACGCCGCAATAAAAATAACGAGCACCGTTTTCAGTGTGTACTGTAAAAATACCGTCATCACCAAACTGGTCAATGTCGGAATGGTTGGCTTCGCTAAAATATACTTTCATGTTATACCCTTTAGGTGGTTTGTAATCTAATATTATACTAAATCTGAAATAAAGTTTCAATAAAGAATTTTTGCAACAAAAAATAAGTTACATAAAAAATTCTGAAACTTTATCTTGGTAGTTTTCGATGTTGTGGTGCCTACAAAATGCGGTGAGAAGTTTATAATCGTGATCTTCCGACATAATAGCATTATGAATGCTTAAATAGCCTGCCATCTGTGCTTGTGCATATGCTTCTGCCCCAAAGCCAAATACATCGTATAGAACATATCGGTAACTACCAGATTCCTTAATTTCACCTTCGTAAATTCTACGAGCTACAGCACAAAAGCACTTAAGCTGATCGTCTTTGCTTAGTGAGTTCCAGTATTGTTCTTGCTCTTGTTCAATTTCTTTGAATACACGAGCAAATTCATTTTGCAATTCTTCCATTGTATTTATCCTTGGTAGGCCGGGTGTGAGTCGAACACACCACCAACGGATTATGAGTCCGCTGCTCTAACCAGCATGAGCTACCGGCCCAGTAATTCTTTAATGATTTTCTGTCGCTGTTCGGGCGTATAGTACGTCCACTTTTGTATTTCTTCTACAGTTCGCTTGCATCCTAAACAATACTGCAGTTTAGGGTCTAGCTTGCAGATTTTAACGCATGGTGATTCCATAATGAAAAAATCCCCAAATCAGTATATATTATACCAATTTGGGGATATGAATTCAAGTTAATAATTTGGTACGCGATGACGGGTTTGAACCGCCGACCCTCTCCGTGTAAAGGAGACGCTCTACCGCTGAGCTAATCGCGCATTATTCGAAAGAATACACTTCGTAGTCTTCTTTACCACAGCCACACTCAGGGCATTCAAAGTTATCAGGTAAAGAATCCCAGTCGCCTTCAATTTGTTCGTCGTGGATATGTCCACAGATTACGCACACATATTCCATTACATTGACTCCAATACTTTCTTATAAGCATTAGCGTGTCGCTCTTCCACTTTTGCTAGTGCTGCGAATCTTGCTTCTGCCTTGCTGAGCATTTCTGAAAATTCTTGTGCGTGTTGCTTTGATTCTTCGGCCTGTAACCTAGCTTCTAGTATTGCTGATTCGTTACCTTCTTGTTCTGCGTCTTCTTCGAATCTTGGATACATTTCTGTAAATTCGTAAGTTTCGCCTTCAATAGCCTTTAATAAACATTCGCGTGTACTAGGTCTGCCAATTAACAGCTCTAGATGTCCCCAAGCGTGTTTAATTTCTTGATCGGCAGTATGCTCAAAATGCTTGGCAATATCTTCGTAACCTTCGTCCCTTGCAATTTTTGCAAAGTACCGGTACTTGATGTGTGCAGTACTCTCGCCAGCAAGAGCACTACTTAAGTTTTGTAGTGTTTTAGATAACATAATTTGTGTTCCTGTGTGGTGCGGGGTAAGAGAATCGAACTCTTAACTGAAGGTTGGAAGCCTACTGTTTTACCATTAAACTAACCACGCTTGGTGCGGGCGGCGAGATTCGAACTCGCGTCCACTGGTTGGCAACCAGCAATAATAACCAGGCTATACGACGCACGCATTAATCTTGTGGCATTTCAACTAGCTCTAACTGTAAGAATCCGAACTCGTCTATGTACCACCTTATTATTTGTTTAGGAGGAAATAGAAGTATATATTGCATCAATTTCTCCTAATTGATACTGCTAAAAATAATTTTTCCATGGGTAAATATACTTGTATTAATATATTTAACAATGGAGGAGGGATGGTAGAATCGAACTCCAACCTGTTTCCAAGTCCATCTGTGTTCAAAACAGTGCCAGGCCCAGCCTAGTTAACCCTCCAGTGGCCCGTTATTCTGTTACGAGGAAACGGGCAAACCCTAAGCCGAGTTTAGGCGGCTAAAGCAAAACTTTCGTCGTTTGCATTTACGTTGTTTGCGTCTACGGCCAGGTAATCCCAACCCTACGGCTTCTGCATTGCCGAGTTGTCCACTTTACTACTTGTCACCCTGTCGAAACCATGACTGGCCCATCAGAAACATACTTCGTCCTGCAGTACGATCCTTTTCACAAGGAGTGGCACGGTCTGCAAATATGTTTCTGGTGGACCAGGTGGGAGTCGAACCCACGTCCAAGACGCCTTTTGCTAGGCTTCATACAACTATAAACTGGTGCCGGTTGTCGGATTTGAACTGACGACCTACCGCTTACAAGGCGGTTGCTCTACCACTGAGCTAAACCGGCAAATATGGTAGCCATGGACAGTTTCGAAATGTCGACCTATCGGTTATCAACCGATTGCTCTGCCTCTGAGCTACATGGCTATTGGTGGATGTAAGTAGATTCGAACTACTGGCCTATTCCGTATGAAGGAAGTGCACTACCGCTGTGCTATACATCCTGGACTCGACGACAGGGACTTGAACCTGCATAAAACGGATTTGCAATCCGCTCCCTAACCATTCGGGTCACGCCGAGTTAGATTTGTCTGTTGCTAACGCACTGCTCAAAAGTTTTCCACAGCTTATTAAACCTTACTTCATAAATTGATTGTAAACCAAGCAGGTAATTCAAGCGCTCATCTTCGTCCATTTCTTCTTGTGCATAATAGAAGTTTTCAATGTCCTTGGTAACATTCCAGCACTCCATAATTTCTTGCTCAAGATCAAAGCGATTTTTCTTCATTAGCGGTTCCATTTTAGTTACTCAATACAAATTTTAGTCTGTCGGCTGCGTAAGTTGCTGCAAATGCTTCTGGTTTAACTTGTGGTTCTATATTACAAACTCCGCGAATATAACCAATTGCTTGATTTATTACTTGACTACTAGCGTATCGGTCGCTAGGGTTTAGGTCAAGGTGCACTTCAACGTGTCGATCTTGCAACACATCGCTTAGCTCATTGAATAGGTCAGCTACTTTGTACACTTCATTCATCAACCTAAGTGCAGGCTTGTCTTTGCGCTGATCGTAGTCTAGCTCACGAATTACATTGCCAAAAATCTTGCAACCGTGTTTGCCGTCAATGTGCACTACTACAGCCAGCGTATAGTCTGCATGCCACTTGTTGTTGTACACAACTCGTTCACTGTCAGCGCCAAGATAAATTTTTGTTTCAGGACTAGATTGTACAATAAATTGCTTTACTTCTTCAAGATTAAATTTTCGCATAATTGTGTGTTTGTGGCTGGGGATGATGGACTCGAACCACCGCGTGTCGGAATCAAAATCCGATGCCTTACCAACTTGGCGAATCCCCAATGGATTCTAAGTAATCTTCACACGCCTTTATCCAAGCCTGTGTTGTCAAGTTATCTTTTGTTAGTGGGTCATTTTTAAACATTTTAATAACCCACTCACACGTATCTTTATTACGGCCATGATAAACTAGCATAGTTGTCTCCATGTTTGGCTCCCCAGCGTGGGATCGAACCACGGACCAACAGATTAACAGTCTGCTGCTCTACCGCTGAGCTACTAGGGAATAGTACTTTAGTATGGCGACCCAGAGGGGTAACGATCCCCTTCTACCAGCGTGACAGGCTGGCGTGCGTCCATGAACACTTCTAGGCCATTAACTATACTCGCCGCTAACTTGAGCCAGTATATACTTTATTACTTCATTCTTACGATTGCTGTGTATTAGATCGTCTGGTATTTCCATATCAAATGCTTTATTTGGTGTAGCCCACCAAGTTTCTACCATTTCTCTACTGCCCAATACTTGCAGCAAAATTTCATTTAGTGATTGTTTTTTCATACACTATTCCTTGGTACCCCTGGCCAGAGTCGAACTGGCACGCCCTAAAGCGGGAGATTTTAAGTCTCCTGTGTCTACCATTCCACCACAGGGGCATATTGGTGGGTGTGGTTGGAGTCGAACCAACAGTGTTTACCAACGCGGGACCGGATTTACAGTCCGGGGATGCACACTCCGTAGCATCAACACACCCTATACTTCTACTGTTCCAGTGTCGTATTGTATAAATACTCCACTAGACATATTGTGTAGTTCTTTTTCGTCCCGTATAGAACAATACGGGCCTCTATAAATTTGAAAGTCCTTGCCACTATTCCATGCTTGTAGCGCTGCTTCTTTGGTAGCATAAGTTCTACCATAAGCAGGCACAAGAAATATCGGTGGAGATATTCTGCTAATCAATTTCATGGTTATTCCTACAGTGCAAAGATATATTATACACTGTTCGGCGAACAAATTCAAATTAATATTTTGGCATCCCGCCAGGGACTCGAACCCCGACCAACAGTTTTGGAGACTGGTATGCTGCCATTACACTAGCGAGATATTATCTTTTACGTCACAATCTTTATTGGGGCAGAACGGCCCAATTCCTGGAGCAATTTTAAGTTCGGTTGCACACTTAGGGCACTGCTCGTCAATTACGTATTGCGCTTTGATTATATTTGGTTCATCTCTACAAAAAATAGCATCCCACCTGGAATCCCATTCTTGTTGACTAACACTCATAGGTCTTCTGCTACTTCCTTTTCCGCCGTCACTCATAGTAGTTTAATAATTTAGTTAAAATAAAAGACTTAAGTTTGGTAGAATATTCTAGCAAACTTAAGCCCTCTGCTTAAGGCCCACGCTCTCTCGCTCTGACAGGCTGGCTACTGTCCCTGGCGGTGGGGTTTGGTTGCGGAGGCAGGATTTGAACCTGCGATCTCTAGCTTATGAGACTAGCGGGAACGTCCTAGCTTCCCTACTCCGCTATTTTGCTGGTACTACTCCACTTATAACAAATGTTTCTAGCTCTTTTGCTAGTCGCATAACATCTGTCATAGTGTACATTGGTGGCATAAATTCTTTATGATCATTTAGCGTTTTTGTGCCAGCTTTTACAGCTGCCTCAAAAGCCACTTCGCCAAATTTTCTTGTGATCTTATAATGATCGTCTAAATACTCTTGTGCTGTTTCTAACAGCTCTGAGCGTAGGTCTGGTAAGTCCATGGTTCCCTCTTTGTTATTGTTATTATCGGGTTATGCAACTAGAACCAAAACTGACGATTATTGTGCAGACGTTCCCAGAGTTTTTCTAGGCGTTCGACTTCGTGATGGTCTGCAGGGCCGTACTCTTCAATAAACTCCTGAAGTGTGTACGGCTCAAAATAGTCTCGAAGCCGCTGCATTAAATCACTTAGCATTATTTACAAAGCCGTAAAGCTTTTTAGCCTGATCTACCACTTCTTCAATGGTATACATCTTGGGCATATACTCTTTCCAGTCAGCTTGTACTTTTTCACCTTGTGCCACTAGTGCATCAAAGGTGCGCTTTGCAAACTCAGTATTCAGTTCGTGTTGTTGTTTAAGGTATTCTTCCGCAGTTTTTAGTAGTTCTGCGCGAATTTCAAATGGATTCATAATGATCTCCTGTGTGTTGTGTGATAAGGCCCGAGGAATATTTAGCCAGCCTTAACCTCGGACTGCTGACCCCGTATACTATAGAAAAATCGGGGGCTATGTACTTTTAATTCTGTTTTTACGACACTCGTGGCAGTCGCATCCACGGCCACAACCGCCACAGCCGCGCTCTACTTTAGCAGCCTTTTTTGGTTGGTTTTGCCGTGCATGAATAGCTCGTTCTGCTGCTTCGCACGCACCAAGCGTGTCAAACTGACAACGGCCGCGTTCACCGTATTTGTACTTGCCGTTGCTGCATTTATAACATGGCATATTTAGTCCAGTGCTTCAATCTTAGTTAATGTGCTCATTTTGTGGCCTACAATAGTATCTGTAGGTTTATACTTGCCACTGTCATCAGGACGATACACACGAATAAGTGTGCCAGGATCGTCTTCCGTACCAGTAATAGTAAAACTACTGCCCGGTATAGCTTCGCTTCCACTAGTGATTACTTTGGTAATCTTGCCACGAGCACGGCCACCACTGCTGTTCCAGCTTACACTGTCGCCGCGCTTTAGTTTAGCAGCCTTTTCAGCAATCTTTTGTAAGAGCATACTGTACTGCTCTATTTTTTGTACATACGGATCCATGTAATCTCCTAGTAGTGGCGGATAGTATAGGATTCGAACCTATGCTCAGACTTTCATCCGAGGACGGTTTAGCAAACCGCTGCCTTAGACCTCTCGGCCAACTATCCAATTTGGTAGCCCCGGAGGGACTCGAACCCCCACACTCTGCCTTATCTAGACAGCGCTATGCCGAGGTATAAGCTCGGTTCTTTAACCAGTTAAGCTACGGGGCCATATAGAAGTGCACTAGGTATCTCCGCAGTGGTGGTCACCGCCCTAGGTAAAGATCGCGATTGCTAATGCACTTTTATATGGTGGAACCACTGGGACTCGAACCCAGAACTTATCGGTTAAAAGCCGATTACTCTACCATTGAGTTATAGTTCCAGTTGCCGGTTCAACTGCTGGCGTAGTTGTTTGTTGGTCTTCTTGTGTGACCCCGCCTTGCGTTTCAGTGCTAAGGCTACTAGCGGATTTCTCGGTTTTAGTTTTGGTATCTTCATAGTATACTCGCTTAATCTCTAGTGGTTTAAATTCTTTTTTGGTTTCTGGAAACCACGGTATAAACTCAGTTGCTACAGTATATACGCCTAAACTATTTCGCCACATTATATGTCTCCTGGTGGAGGATAGGAGGATCGAACTCCTAACTCAGGCTTGCAAAGCCCGCGTGTTCCCATTAGCACTAATCCCCCGCTTAAGTTTGCACACTGTTTACTGCCCCAGCCGCTAAGCCAGCGTCCTAAATTTACCGGGTTCGC